ACAATGATGTCTGGCAGTTAAGGCAGAAGCATAGGATTTATCATGTTGCATTCCCGGGTGATGCCGGTTTGCAATCGCTCTTGTCAGCGCAGCTAAGGAATCGAGGGATCACTTCTCTGGGGACTAAGTTTTCGCGCGAGGGGGGTAGGGCCAGTGGTGATTTGAATACGGGCATGGGTAACTCTCTGACCATGCTCGCCGTTGTTGTAACCGTCCTTGAAGGGATGGGCCTCTCCAGGTTTGACACCCTGGTGGATGGTGACAACGCATTGGTCTTTATGGACCACACTGAGTCGCCTCGTGTTGTGGCTGAGTTCGCGGATAGGGCTCTTTTCTGTTCCGGCCATGAGATGGTTTTGGAACGACCTGTCACTGTGCTTGAAGAGGTGCGTTTCGGGCAGTCCGCGCCAGTTTGTGTGGATGGGGAGTGGACCATGGTCAGGGATTGGCGGAAGGTTTTGTCGCATGGGCATGCTCACCATGCGCACCTTCGCCAACCCGCTTTCGTTAAACCCTTTTTACGAGGGGTGGCTCTTTGTGAGCTTTCGTTGGCCAGGGGTTTGCCGATCATTCAGCGCTGGTGCGAATTGCTCCTCCGAGAAACAGAGGGCGCTAGGGTACCGACGGCCGACTTCTATAGGGATTACCTTGAGATGGGAGCATCCCTAGACCAGTCAGCACAACTAGAACCAGTCAAAGATTCCACGAGGGAGTCGTTTGGTAGGGCTTTCGGAGTTCTTGCCGGGGACCAGATGATGATGGAGGCGGAGCTTCACTGTCACGTGGAGACGGTTATGCCAAAACCGGAATTCGCACCCACCTGCCGGTCCTGGTTCTCGGCGCGACCTGGCCTCGTAGAGGCTTGGTTGGACTGGCGATAGTGTTGGAGCGGATAATAAGTCGTGTGTAAACCATCACCTATGTCCGAGGTGAACAAGGGTTTCGGGCAGGGAGAAGGCAACGTGGTAGGGCAAAGGGTTGTTATAGCTAGTGTAAGTGGTCCACCCTCGGTGGTGCTTCCCGGGGTTCGCCCTGGGTCGCGGCCGGGGGGTCCTAACACCGAGGTGCTGGGCCACTCGCGAATCAGGCGTCTGTTACAGCTGCCGAAATGTAGTTGTTAGACTGGAAGGTCCGTTGATCGTGGGGTCCCGCTGTGGTGGCGGGCTTGCATCCCTGCTCGTGAGACGGCGCTGACTATTTGGGGCTCCCCCTTGGCTGTGGGGCTTAGCATGCCTACTCTGCGTCAGCCGTTGCGCGCCTTGGCTGCTTTAGACCCGGTGAGGGTCGCCTGGCTTGTCTGTTGACCCACGGTTGTGTTGTGTATCCCGGTAGCTTTGAGCTCTTGGTGACTCGGTTATGTCTTGGTTGTGAAGCGAGGAGTTTGAAACTCAAGGGCGGTGTTCTAGGTTGCCGTCAGTGGAAAATCCTAGGCTACGGGTGTCCTGCAGGAGTGGGGACCCCGTGTAGGGCGCACTCCAGTGA